CCACGAGTGCTGGCTTCGACGCAGGGCAGTGGTACTGGCAGGCGATTGCAACTGCTGGCAGCGAGAAGCTGACGCTTGGCGCTGGCCAGCTTGAGGTGCTGGCGGCGTTGAACTATGCCGGCACGCCTGGCGCATTTGATGGCCGCAGTCAGGCGCAGCAGGATCTTGATGCGGTGCAGGCTGCGATCCGCGCGATGGTATCGGGCGGCGCTGTTGCTGAGTACACCATCGGCAGCAGGCGACTCAAGAAGCTGCCGCTAACAGAACTGCTGCAGCTGGAGGCCAATCTCAAATCCGACGTGAAGCGCGAGCAGGCTGCCGATCTGGCGGCCAATGGTCTGGGCAATCCCCACAACCTATTCGTGAGGTTCAGCTGATGGCCAAGAAGCGCAGGCAACAGGCGACACCATCAGCACCGCGGCGGCGGATGTACCAAGGCGCGCAGTTCAGCAGGCTTACCGCGGACTGGGTGACAGGTAACACCAGCGCCGACAGCGAGATCTACGGCAGCGCGCAGAAGCTGCGCGATCGTGCGCGGCAGTTGTGCCGCGATAATGACTATGCGCGGCAGGCATTGCGCGCGATTGAAGGCAACGTGATCGGGCAGGGCATCCCGTTTCAGTCGCAGGTGCGGATGCAGCGCGGCGGCAGGCTTGATACTCAGGTCAACGATGCGATCGAGGCGGCATGGCGGCAGTGGACAACTGCGCGGCATTGCCACACCGGCGGCAAACTGAGCTTTGCCGACATTGAAAGGCTAGTGATCCGCGCCTGCGCTGAGAGCGGCGAGGTGTTCGTCCGACTTGTGCGGCAGAGCTTTGGTGGCAGCACTGTGCCGCTGGCGATGGAGGTGATCGAGGCAGACCAGCTCGATGATGGTCTCAATGGCCGCAGCCAGCAGGGCAACGAGATCCGCATGGGTGTGGAGGTGGACGGCTGGGGCAGGCCGATCGCGTATCACTTCCTGGCGTATCACCCCGGCGATTACCAGTTCAGCAACCAGCAGATCAGCACGCAGCGCCACAAGCGCATCCCGGCCGAGGAGATCATTCACCTCTACCGCGCCGAGCGCCCCGGCCAGACGAGAGGCGTTACATGGTTCGCCAGCGCAATCCAGCGACTGCATCACCTAGCGGGCTACGAGCAGGCCGAGGTGGTGCGAGCACGTGCCAGCAGTGCGCTGATGGGCTTCATCACCAGCCCCGAGGGCGAGCTGATCGGTGATGACGTGATGGATGGTGAGCGCGTCTCAAACTTTGAACCCGGAGTCTTCAAATACCTCAACCCCGGCGAGTCGGTCACGGTGCCGAGCCTTGATAGTCCAGATGGTCAGTTCGAGCCATTCCTGCGCGCGATGCTGCGCGCCATGGCTGCAGGCATCGGATGCAGTTACGAGACGATCTCACGTGACTTCAGCCAGACCAACTACAGCAGCAGCCGACTCAGCCTGATTGAAGACCGCGACCACTGGCGGATTCTGCAATCGTGGATGATCGAGAACTTCCACCGCCGCGTGTTCCACGAGTGGATTGAGCTGGCAGTGCTGAGCAATGCGCTATCGCTGCCCGGCTACGAGCTGGCGCCCGATCGCTTCAAGGCTGCGCGCTGGATGCCACGCGGCTGGGCATGGGTTGACCCTGCCAAGGAGGTGGCCGCATACAAGGAAGCAGTGCGGTGCGGCTTCAAGACACTGGGCGAGGTGGTTGCAGAGCAGGGCGGGGATCTTGAGGAAATCTTCGTGCAGCTTGAATCCGAGCGCTTGCTGGCGGAGAAGCATGGCCTTGTGCTTGACATTGATCCTGGCAAGGTGAGCGGCGCTGGCCTTACGCAAGCGCGTCCACCGGGCTCAATCATTCCGCAAGACCCATACGCACCAGAAGCAAACGCAGCGCCGGAGCAGGGCATCTAATGGCCAACGTCAACGGTACCGAGATCAACCTGATGCCAACCACTGGAATGCGCGAGGAGGCTGAGCGCTACCGCGCATGGAAGGCCGATGGTGAGCAGGGTGGCACTGATGTAGCAGCCACCAGGGCATCGCAGATCTTAAGCGGCGATGAGCTGTCGCCCGACACCGTGATCACCATGTCGGCATGGTTTGCGCGGCATGAAGTCGACAAGCAAGGGCAGGGCTTCAGCCAAGGCGAAGACGGCTACCCATCACCGGGCCGCGTGGCATGGGCGGCATGGGGCGGCGATGCTGGCCAAAGCTGGTCTACATCCAAAGCCGATAGGATTAAGGTACTGCAAGATCGCACGATGGAACGACCGTATCCCAATGAGCACGCGGCGCGATTGACCGATCCTGATCAATACGATGAGATCCGGCGCGTCAATGATGAACGCGGTCCCGGTGTTGACTTCATCTATGGGATCAAGGATGGCAATACCGAGCTGCAGGCCATTCGCTTCGATGCAGCACGATTCAGCGCTGACGAAGCTAGGCAATGGCTAAGCGACAATGACATGCAGGAGATCTTGTTTGAAGTGGCAACCGGCGAGCGGATGCAGCGTTCGGAACCGGTGTCATTCACGCGTTCAGCGCAGATCGCAGAAGATGACCGCACGCTTGAGTTCCCGTTCTCCAGTGAATACCCGGTCGCGCGTTACTTCGGCAATGAGATCCTGGCCCACACCCGGGAGGCCGTAGACCTTGCGCGGTTGAACGATGGCGCGCCGCTGCTGTTCAACCATGACCCGGACAAGCTGATCGGCGTGGTTGAACGCGCATGGGTGGATGAGGGCCAGAAGCGCGGCTACGCGCGCGTGCGCATGAGCCGCAACCCATTTGCGCAGGAGGTGATGAATGATGTTCGTGATGGTGTGCTGCGCAATGTGAGCTTCGGTTATGCGATCAATGACATGGAGCAACGCGGCGAAGACTTTATCGTGACGCGATGGAGCGCGCACGAGCTATCGCTAGTGTCAATTCCTGCGGACCCTACAATCGGAGTAGGGCGTTCAATGGATGCTCCGGTCGCGGCCACAGCCGCATCATTTGTCCCACCTTCTACCGACATGGAAGACACCACCACCGATCTGATGGCGGTGCGGGCTGAAGCGGCTCAAGAGGCTGCCAAGGCTGAGCGCACCCGCATCTCTGGCATCACTGCTATCACCGAGAAGCACGGCATGGCTGACCTCGGCCGCCAGCTGATCGAATCCGGCCGCAGCCTCGACGAGGCTCGCGCTGCTGTGCTCGATCAACTTGGCAGCAAAGCGCAACCGGTTTCCGAATCCGCTGGCGACATTGGCCTCAGCGCCAAGGAAGTCCGTGAGTTCAGCTTCCAGCGTGCGATCAATGCACTGGCCAACCCTGGCGACCGCAAGCTGCAGGAGGCCGCGGCATTCGAGCGCGAGTGCTCCGAGGCTGCCGCCGCACGCGCCGGCAAGGTTGCTCAGGGCATCATGGTGCCGAGCGAGGTGCTGCGCCGTGACCTGACTGTTGGCACCGCATCCGGCGCTGGCGATCTGGTCGGCACTGACTTCCGCCCCGGCAGCTTCATCGAACTGCTGCGCAACCGCTCGGCACTGGCCGGCCTGGGTGTTACCAGCCTGACCGGGCTCACCGGCAACGTGGCAATCCCGCGCCAGACTGCTGCAGCGACCGCCTACTGGGTGGCTGAATCGGGTTCGCCCACCGAGAGCCAGCAGACGGTGGACCAAGTGAATCTTTCACCAAAAACCGTAGGCGCCTTTACCGACTACAGCCGCCGCTTGATGCTGCAGGCCAGCATCGACGTGGAGCAGATGATCCGCCAGGATCTCGCCACTGTGCTGGCGCTTGAGATCGACCGCGTGGGCCTCTATGGCCTGGGCAACAGCAGCCAGCCACTTGGCATCAAGCTGACTACCGGCATCAACACTGAGGACTTCGCTGCCAACACCCCGACCTACGCCGAGGTGGTGAGCATGGAATCCAAGATCGCCGCAGACAACGCCGACATCGGCGCCATGGCATACCTGATGAACGCCACCATGCGCGGCGCTCTGAAGACCAAGGACAAGGGCACCGACACCGGCGCTTATGTGTTCGAGCCTGGCGGCACTGTCAACGGCTACAACGCCGTCGTCAGCAATCAGGTTGAGACCAACGACATCTTCTTTGCGGTCTGGTCGCAGCTGATCATGGCGATGTGGAGTGGACTGGATCTCACCGTGGATCCCTACACTCACAGCACCAGCGGCACCGTGCGCGTGGTGGCTCTGCAGGATGTGGACTTTGCGGTCCGCCATCCCGAGGGCTTCTGCCGCGGCAACAACACCCTCTGATGTTGATTCAAATCCTTAAGGACACGTCCATCAGGGGCGTGGCCGTCAAGGCAGGGCAGGTGGTTGATACCGAGCAATCGGACGCCATCGCCCTGATCAACATGGGCAAAGCGCAGTCGGCTCCGATTGTGGAGCCGGCCCCGGCAGTTTGCCCGCAGCCTTTCCGCAAACCATCCCGCAAGAGGACCAATGGCAATCTTCCAACAGACACTTGAGAAGCTGCAGCATTTCACGCTGCTGGCTACTACCACCATCACCGCCACCGGCAACCAGACCGGCGTCGATCTCCTTGATTACGACGGCGACATTCAGATCATCTTGGCCGGCACTGCTGCTGGCGCCAGCGCTGATCTGACGTTCCGCATCGAGGAATCTTCCGACAACAGCACGTTCACTGCTGTGACCGGCGGTACCTTCACTGCGATCGGCAACGCTGCCTACAAGGAAGTGAAGACGCTTAGCCATGACGATCTGAAGCGCTACATCCGCCTTAGCTGCACGGCTGAGACGGGCACCGCTTCCAGCGCTGTTACCTGCTTCGGCTTCGGCCTGAAGAAGTACGGCTGATGGCGCTAACAGAGGACTTATCTCTGTTCCTGGCCGATTTCGGCGTCACTGTTACCAGTGGCGCCGTTACCGGCCTTGGCATCCTTGACATGCCTGGTCAAGTGGTTGCTGGTGAAATGATCATCACCACTGATTACAGGCTGACAGCAAAAACTTCTGAATTTGGCGGATTGATCTATGGCGCAGCCGTGACCGTAGATGGCATCAACTATCAGGTGCGTGATGCCATGAAGATTGACGATGGCGAATTTACCGAATTGATGTTGATGCGAGTTGCGCCGGAAAGCTCGGCAGCCGGCCAGGATCCACGACAGTTCGGGCTTGGCGACCTTGCCGATGTTGACGTGGCTGGCGCACAGGCTGGCGATGTGCTGGTGAATGATGGCACAAACTGGGTGGATGGGCAGGACGATAATGGAACAGCGGTAGCGGTGGCACTGAGCTGATGGCCAAGACTCTCCTGTCCACTTACACCTTCACACCAGGCGCCGCCAATGCCGGCACCGTGGTGGTGCCTGGCAGTTACACGCTGGAGCAGTTCCTGCTGATCACGAACGTGACCAGCGGCACGATCCTGTATCAGTTCAACGTGCCATCGAAGGGTGCGGTGCTGACCACCGGCGGTGGCAACACGACGCTGACGCTTGAGTTCAGCACGCAGTCGATGAGCGCTGCGGATCGGCTGCAGGTGTTCATCGATGACCTGACCTCATCCGGCGGTGGTGGCGGCGGCGGCGGCGGTGGTGGTGGTGGCCTGACGAATGCAGAGCTGCGCGCATCACCCGTTCCGGTGAGCGTGAGCGGTGTTGCCACAGCCGCGAATCAGACGACCGGCAACAGCAGCCTGAGCAGCATCGATGGCAAGCTGCCGGCCCTGGTGAGCGGCCGCCTGCCGGTGGATGGCAGTGGCGTCACGCAACCGGTGAGCGG